TGGGGTTAGAAAAACCTGGCGGGATTTTACAAGAACAAAAGAAACAGTATCAAAGATACAAAGGCATGGTTGTAGGTGATTTTGTCTGTTTAGATGTTGAATATGATTGGGGTAAGCGCGACCAAAGGTGGAAAATAAAGTGTAACCTGTGTGGTAAAGAAAGATATCAGTACCATACAAATGATTGGAGAAGAGGGAAAGGCCGTTCTTTGTTCTGCGAATGCAGGAAGCAAAAAAAGGAAGAAGAAAAAGATTTGATAAAAGCAGCACGAATAATTGAACGAGAGCAACAGAGAAAAATCAAAGAAAGAGAACTTATTGACACATACAAAGCAAAGTATCTATCAAAAAAATATGATGGTTGGGTGATTGCTGATATTTATGAAAACGGCAGGTGTAAGATAAAATGTGAAATATGTGGCAGGGAAATAGAACGGAAAAACATAATAGATGTTGTAAATGGTAAATCCGCGCAATGCAGGCATCCAAAAGATTATTCCGGGGAAGAGTGGATTGGAAGAAGAAATGGTAATCTTGTTGTAGTTGGGAGAGTGCAAAGTCGTTTTCTTGCAAAATGTGATTGCGGCAACAACAGGATAGTTAGACCTGTCGAGATGTTTACATACATGACGGCTAATAACTGCGGACAAGACAATTGCCCATATAATATGAAAACGCGATCGCAAGAAGAAGCAAAAAAGAGAAAGATAGAAGGAAGCACGTTTGAAATGGGTATATTTGCGAGGCTTGTCATGCAGGGGTATGATGCGGAATTGGTTGCAAAAACAGGCGACTTTGGAGTAGATATAATAATAACTGAAAAAGATGGGAGCAGAATCGCAATTCAATGTAAGAATCATAAAAGTCCTACTGGTGTAGCTGCTATACAGGAAGTATATGCTGGTGGGAGATTTTATGATTGCACTAAATTCGCTGTAATATCTTATTCTGCTTATACAAATAATGCAGTAATTATGGCGAAAAAACTTGGAGTTTATTTGTCTGATGAGAACTTTGAATATCCATCAGATATTGGCAAATATAGTTTAAGTCTTCTTCCGGTTCAAAGGAGTTTGGAGAAACTAAAGAAATATTATGAAATTAATGGTGAACGACATACATTGCCAGAATGGTGCAGAATATATAAAACCAACGAAACCACGGTCCGCAAAGCACTAAAAGATGGGAACGATCTTGAAACCGCACTGCAACAGATTGAACAAAAAACAAAATCGCGCAAACAAATATACACGGTTGATGGCTATTCTGGTACAATTAAACAAATTTGTGATAAGTATAAGATTATTCCAGAGACAATAAAGTACAGAATGAAGATGGGAATGACATTAGAAGAAGCATTGCATAAGCCAAAGTTCACAAAATGCAATACAGCGTAGAAATATCGTGGTACAATCTGTGTAAGAGAGCGGTATAACGAGGAAAGAGGAGGAAATACGATGGCAAAGGAAAAGCGATACGAATACCGTTATCTGGGGTCGAAGAAGCACAAGGTTGTGGCGCTGCTGCTGTGCGTGTTTGGCGGGTTTCTTGGGCTGCATTATTTTTACGTGGGAAGGCCGTGGCGCGGAGCGGTGAATGTGGTGCTGTCAATTTTGCTTGCGTTTGCGAGCGGGTACTTTATCCGAAACAGGATATGGTTTTCGTTTTATTGGGAGAACAGCATGACGGTATGGACGTGGATTAGACTGCATTGGCGGGAAGTGGTGACGGGCGTATGCACGGTGGCCTTGACGCTGATGTGGGTAATCGACATTGTACGGATTGCGAAGGGCGAGTTCCGGGACAACGAGAAGATGAAACTGAGGTAACAGGAGGATCATACAATGAAATTCACGCAGGAGCATTTTGTGAGGGCCGCGGAGAAGTGGGCGGCGATTTACGAGGCCGTGAAGAGGATCGAGGGCAGCGACGGGAAGATCAGCACGGCGAGGACTCTGTTCAAGCAAGCCTATCCGACCATAACGCGGGACCAGACGGTGATTCAGTTGATGGTGATGGAGCGCAACGGGTACATCGAAGGTGTGCGCGGGGCGGATGGCAATGTGCTGATGCCGATGACGGTGAAGATCACGGAGAAGGGGCATGCATATTACAAGCGGATGATCGAGGAGACGAAGGAACTGGCGATGGAGCTGGCATGATGGCGGCACCGCTTGACGACAGGGATTGAACAAAGGGATGGGAGGAAGTACAGATGTTTTGCCCGAATTGCCATAGTGACAATGTGAAGATTGAGAGCATACAGGAGAATTTGGGGAGCACGGAGTTCAGTAGGACAGACACGAAAGAGAAGAAACACGGGTGTCTGTGGTGGCTGCTGGTGGGATGGGAGTTGTGGATTTTGAATATACTGTCCTGGATATTCCTGTTTATTCCGAGGGTACTGTTGCATATAGGCCGGAGGAAGAAGTTTGTGTCGAAGACGACGACGCAGACTGTGAACCATATCGTGTATAAGACGATATGCACATGTCAAAACTGCGGAAAGACGTGGGAACTGAATCGGTAAAAACAGGCTGACAACTGAATAGCAGACGACATTACGAGAAGCAAGATGGACATACGAAAAATGTTCATCTTGCTTTTCTTTTTGTGTTTTTGGGGAGGAAGAAGTATGGCTGTGAATGAGTATGCGCGATTGGAAGAGATGGTTCGCCAGAAAATCGCGGGGAACAAAAAAGACGTTGGGGGATATGAGTATTACCTGGGGTTGATGAAAGAGGCGCTGGGCGACGATAGGGCCTACGCCGTGGCGGGATTGCGTCGTTTGAGCGAATTGATAACGCATAATGTGCTTGCGTTTTTTGGCAACGAACCATCGAAGATCAGCAAGGTCATTGAGATCAAGCGTCGGGCGCTGCATGCGGCGGCTCCGTGGGACTTTGACAGTTATATGCTGTATGTGGAGTGGAACAGAAATCCTGAATCAATGTTCTACAATCCGCGGAGGAATGCGCTGAAGCCACTGGTGGATGCGTTGATGGATCTTGTGGAATACGACAAACTGGATTTGCTGACGATCTCGATGCCACCGGGCACAGGAAAGAGTGAACTGGCGATATTTCTATTGACGTGGCTGGCTGGGAAATATCCGGACGACCCCATATTGACCGGCAGCCACAACCATGAGTTTATCCGCGGGGCCTATGACGAATGTCTAAGGATAATGAACCCCAAGGGGGAGTATCTTTGGGGCGACGTGTTCCCAAATGTGAAGATCGTCGGTACAAACGCGAAGGACTGCCGGATAGACCTGGGAAGAAACAAGCGCTTTGAGACGCTGGAGTTTACGACGATTGGTTCCGGTAATGCCGGTTTGTATCGAGCGATACGGCTGCTGTTCTGCGACGACCTGGTTTCCGGCACAGACGTGGCCTATTCGATGGACCGGCTGAATCGCCTATGGAACATATACAATGTCGATCTGCGACAGAGAAAACTGGGCAAGCAGTGCAAGGAATTGCACATTGCCACGCGGTGGAGCGTGCATGACATCCTGGGCCGTTTGGAGGACGCCTATGCTGGCGATGAGCGGGCGCGGTTTATCTGCGTGCCATTGATCGACGAAAATGGTCACAGCAATTTTGCCTATCCGAACGGGTTGGGGTATTACGATGAGAAGATACCCCGGATGATGGAGATGTATGAGGATGCGGACTGGGCCGCATTGTTTATGAACAATCCCATAGAGCGCGAGGGCAGGCTGTACGACCCGGATGAATTGCAGCGGTATTTTGAATTGCCGGATGGCAAGCCGGACGGGATCATTTCGGTATGCGACACGAAGGACCGGGGCACCGATGATTGTGTAATGCCGGTGGCCTATGTGTATGGAGACAGATATTATATCGAGGAGATATACTGCGACAACGGCAAGCCAGAGATCGTGGAGCAGATGTTGATTCAGGTGCTACTGAGGCACAAAGTGCAGATGAGCCGATTCGAGAGCAATTCCGCAGGGGGCACGATTGCCAGGAATGTGCAGGATGGCGTGAAAGCCAAAGGCGGCAGGACGAAGGTAGAGACGGCCTATACGACGGCGCACAAGGACACAAAAATCCAGACCTATTCGGGATGGGTCAAGGCGCATTGTCTGTTCAAGGATGATTCTGTGAGCGACAAGGATTACAAAAAGGCCATGCGGAAACTGTGCGCCTATTCCGTGGCCGGAAAAAACAAGCATGATGACGTGCCGGACGCATTTGCCCAGTTGGGGCAATATGTGGAGACGATGGGCGTGGCGACGGTGCAGGTCATCGCAAGGCCATTTTAATTAAATTATCAATAAGTGAGGTTTATTTATTGACAATATTCATAAATAATGATACAATGGCTGTGGGATAATAGGCGAAATACGGCTTTACGAGCGCGAGATGGATTTACGAATATCCGTCTCGCGCTTCTCTGATTTTTGGGTGAAAGGAGGTCAATTTGCGTGGCGAATGATTTGAACAACATTGAATCGTACTGGGACAACATTCCCGAGGGGACGCATCTGGTGACGCCTCCGAGTCAGTTGTTTGGGCGAATCGAGGTGTTGACCGGCGTGGACGAGATCACGCGGGACAATGTGCAGATGGTCCTTAGCGAGTGCATGGCGGTTCACTGGTTCAACGCGGCGCAGATTGACTACCTGTATCGGTACAACCGGGGCATGCAGCCGGTTTTGAACAAGAAGAAGGCGACTCGGCCCGAGATCAACAACAAGGTGGTCGAGAACCACGCCAGCGAGGTCAGCCAGTTCACGGCGGCGTACTTCATGGGGGAGCCTGTGGTGTACGTGCGGCGGGGCGAGGAAGAGGGCCTCTCCGAAGACGTGCGGGTGCTGAACGACTACATGATGTTCGAGGACAAGGCGACCCGCGACATGGAGATGGCGACCTGGATGGCCATTTGCGGCGTGGGCTACCGGATGTGCCTGCCGGATGAGGAAGCCTTTGACGACCCGGACTTGGCGCCCTTTGAGATCGACACGCCCGACCCGCGGGCGACGTTCGTGGCCTATTCCACGGGCTTCGGCCACAAGCGGATGATGGGCTGCCGGATGGTATGGCGGCAGCGGGACGACGGCTCTTTCAAGTGGCTGATCTGCGGGTATACGCGGACGCACTACTTCGAGGTGTGGGACGGCGCGGAGATCGTGAAGTGGGAGCCGCATACGCTGCGGGACATTCCGATCTTCGAGTATCGGCTGAACATGAACATGCTGGGGTCGTTTGAGCCGGCCATTCCGATACTCAACGCCATCAACACGATTCAGTCGAACCGCGTGGACGGGCTGGAGCAGTTCGTGCAATCCTTCCTGAAGTTCGTGAACTGCGACATTGAGGGGGACACGGTGGAGCAGTTGCGCAAGATGGGCGCGATTGTTCTGAAAAGTGTCAATGGCCTGAACAGCGACGTGGACATCGTTTCGCAGGAGCTGAACCAGCAGCAGACGCAGACGCTGGTGGATTACCTGTACGACCAGGTATTGTACATCTGCGGATTGCCGACGACCACCAAGGGCGGCGGCAGTACAAGCGACACGGGCGCGGCGGTGCTGCTGCGCGATGGCTGGCAGCAGTGCGAGGCGAGGGCCCAGCAGACGGAGAAACTGTACCGCAAGAGCGAGCGGGAGTTTCTGCGGCTGGTGCTGCGGATCATGGGCGATACGCGCCCGGAAATCGACCTGAAGCTGTCCAGCATCGAATGCAAGTTCACGAGGCGGCAGCACGACAATTTGCAGAGCAAGTGCCAGGCGCTGAGTTCTCTGCTTCAGGCGGGCATCCATCCGGAGATCGCCATTGCGACCAGCGGGCTGTTCAACGATCCGATGGACGTTTACAAGCAGAGCGAGAAATATCTGGAGAAGTGGAAGTACATTCCAATGAACGCCAATCCGGATGCCGGAACTGGCGGCGGAAATCCAGAGGACGTGCCGCCGGAGGACGCCGAGATGACGGAGATCACCGAGGACGAGGAAACGGTGAAGGACGGCGGCGAGAAGGGCGGCGACGAGCGGAATTTGCGGTGTGCGTTGTGCGGTAAGCCGCCGCCAGAGGGCCGGAAGAAATATTGTTCGGACGATTGCCTGAACATGGCGCGGTATCTGAACAACAATGGGGCGGATGTGAAGGCGTATCGACCGCAGGGCGGAGCGCAGAGCAATGTGGCCTTGCGGAAGGATGGGTGATAAAGGAACCGGACGGTGGGGAACGATCTCATCCATCGGCAGCGGAAAGGCGTGACAGAGGCGCGAAGCGGGACGCGGAAGAGGACCTCTTCCGTCAGCCCTTCGGGCTGCCACCTTCCCCACCGGGGGAAGGCTTTGGGGGGAAAGTGATGGGTTGTGAGTGAGGACATTTTCCGGCACGCGGACCGGGCGCTGATGGTGATGCTGAACAGCATGTCGCGGGAGTTTCAGAACCTGAGCACCGAGATCGGGTTTGATGAAATGAACGTGATGGAGACCCGGAAGCGGGTCAACGCCATGTATGAACGGATGGACCGGGTGATCCGCCGGGAATACCGGAGCGTGGCCCGGAAGGCTTACATGGACGCGAGCGCGGAGGCCGGGACGGACGGCGGCGCGTTCGACGCGGAGAAGTTCGTGGCCGGGATGTTGAGGGCTTATGACCCGGTGAGCGATTTCGTGTATGACCGGGAGTGGACCCGAAAGCGGGACAGGCTGTTTGAGAGCATCATCGCCACCGAGCGCGGCAACCAGGAGATGCGCCGGAATTTGAAGCGCGGGCTGGACGTGCTGGCGAATCAGGTGCGGCAGTACGCCGACAACATCACCGCGCAGGCGCGAGTGACGGCCTTTAAGCGGGCCGGGGCGGATGTGCTGGTGTGGATTACGGAGGACGACGAGAAGGTCTGCAAGGTTTGCAGGCCGAGGCATGAGCAGTTTTATCCGATAGAGATGCTGCCGGAGTGGCCGGCGCATTGGCATTGCAGGTGCCGGTTGGATTGGGTGGACATGGAAGAGCGGAAGAGGCGGAAGAGCGCAGCAGAGGCGCGAAACGCAACGTAAGGGGGACCTCTTCCGTCTTTTGACAGGGACATAAACGCCCCCGTCAAAATCCACCTTCCCCATAGGGGAAGGCTATGGAATACCGTCGCGGTGGCGGAATAGACGCGATTGCGCTTTCCCATCGGCGCATGAAGCGGCGCGGTGCTTCCCTTCCGCCGCGCAGTAGACGCACTAATTGGGGCCTGAAGATAATTGCAGGCATGTGGGGTGGAAATCCCCACCCGCGACTTTGTGAAGGGCTTGCGCCATTAACTCAATCGGCAGAGTACCGGACTTTTAATCCGGGGGTTGCGGGTTCGAGGCCCGTGTGGCGCACTGAAAACTGAATAGAGATTTGGATTTACATGATGCGAGTTGGACTTACGAGTGGGTAGGTCTGACTCGCATTTTGTGGTTTTTGGGGAAATGGTGTCCGCTGCGGCGGAGACCTCATCCGGCGCTACGCGCCACCTTCCCCAAAGGGGAAGGCTTGAGAGTGATTTTGGACGGCGACAGCCGTTTGAGATGGTCTGGAGATAGACCTTAATAGCGCAAGCCGCCAGAGAAAGGCGGGGTACAAATTTCGCAATAACGAGGAGGAGAAGGCAATGAACATCGACTGGAGCACGATGGAAGGTTATCGGGAGGACATGAGCGCGGAGGAGAAACTGGCCCTGCTGGACAGCTACGAGCCGCCCGCTCAGGAAGCAAGCGCACAGGAACCGGGCGCAGAGACGGAGGCCGTGGCTGAGAACAGTGCTGCCGAAGCCCAACCCGCTGGGAAGCCTGACCCCGCGCCGGCGGCAAAGAATGCCGCGAAGCCGACCAAACTGACACCCCAGGAGGCGGCATGGAAGCGCGAGCGCGACAAGCTGACCACTGAGAACGGCAACCTGCGCAAGGAGATGCGCAAGTACATGAGCGAGCAGCAGGCCAAGGAAGCGGAGCGCCAGGCTGAGGCCGAGGCCCGGGAGGCGGAACGCCTTGCGGAGATCGAGGCCAAGGACGAAGAGCTCAAGACGCTGCGCCGGGAGAAGACCGTGGGCAGCCACCAGACCCGGTTCATGGGGCTGGGCGCCTACAGCGAGGCTCTGGCCAAAGAGGCTGCCGAGGCTTTTGCGGACGGCGACGCCGAGACGTTCTTCAAGGTTCTGAAGCAGCGCGACGAGGTGTTTGAGAAGAACCTGAAATCGAAGTATCTGGCCGAGACGCCGAAGCCTCCGGCGAGTGACGTACAGACAGAGGATGCCAAGAAGCAGGATCAGGCGAACCTTCGCCGGATTTTCGGGCTTCCGCCCATCCCCACCAAATGACCATAGAAGAAGGAGGAAATGAGATATGCCTTATGCGAACAGCATTGCTCTTGCGCAGCGATACCTGCCCATGCTGGACGAGGTATACAAGTACAGTTCCCGCACCGCCATTCTGGACAACCCCAGCGTCCAGTTCGTCGGCGGCAACGCCGTGAAGGTCTACAAGACCGACATGGACGGCCTGGCCGACTATGGCCGCAACACCGGCTTTGTGGCTGGCGCGGCGACCGGCGTTTGGGAGACCCTGACCCTGTCCCAGGACCGCGGTCGTGCGTTCCAGATCGACCGCATGGACAACGAGGAGACCCTGGACCTGTCCTTCGGCACGCTGGCCGGTGAGTTCATCCGCACGAAGGTCGTGCCCGAGGTGGACGCCTACACCTTCGCCACGATGGCTGGCAAGGCAGGCAACAGCGCCAACGCGGACATCACCGTCGGCACCACGGACGTGCCCAACCTGATCGACACCGCCACCAAGGCGATGAACGAGGCGGAGGTGCCCGAGGAGGGCCGCATCCTGTTTGTCAGCGAGACGGCCTATCAGGGCCTGAAGGAGAAGATCGCCCGTTTCACCGAGAACGGCGAACGCGCGATCTACAACGGCGTGGAGGCCTACAACGGCATGCGCGTGATCCGCGTGCCGCAGACCCGCTTCTACACTGCCATCACCCAGTACGACGGCACGACTGCTGGCCAGACTGCGGGCGGCTACATCGGCACCCCGACCACCGGCTACGGCATCAACTTCATGGTGGTGCATCCCGCCGCTGTGTTGAAGGTGATGAAGCATGTGCTGCCGCGCATCTTCACGCCCGACGAGTGGCAGGCTGCCGACGCCTGGTCCTTCCAGTACCGTGCCTATTGGGACGTGTTCGTGATGGACAACAAGGTGAACGGCATCTACCTGCACCGTGCGGCGACGGCCCTGTCCTGATGAGGTGAGCACATGGCTGTGATGCAGACGCCTCATGGCCGCGTGATTGGGCTGATTCTCCCCGTGGAGGATCAGCCCATGAAAGAGGCTGTTGAGAAGAAGCCGGAGGTCGAGGCCAAGGTCGAGGCCAAGCCGGCGACGGCGAAGAAGGCGGGACGGGCGGCGAAGAAGTGAGTCGCGGAACCTGTCCCCGTGACTCATGAAAAGGCAGGTGATTGGTGTGACATCTGAGGCGAAGCTGGCGATGGTCAAGGCGATTCTGCGCATTGACAGCACCGACACTTCGGAGGACGCGCTGATTACGACCTACCTGGACATGGCGGCGCAGGAAATCCTGGGGTGGCGGTATTCCAACGCGAACCCGGATAACGTGCCGGAGACCGTGCCCACCGAGTACGAGATGACGCAGGTGCAGGCCGTCATCAACGGCTACACCCAGAGCGGCGTCGAGGGTCAGGTGCTCTCCATTGAGAACGGCATCCATAGGCACTTCAACTACAGCGACATGGTGGAGTATGTGCGGGCACATGTGATACCGGTGGCTGGGGTGTTGAGGAGTGGGACCGGGTGGGGAGCGACCACTTCCGGCTCTGTGGTTAATGGCGACTGATAGTCGCCGCTACGGGGAGACGATGGCGACTGATAGTCGCCGCTACGGGGAGACGATGGCGGCTGGTAGCCGCCGCTACGGAGGATGGTGGTGAACCGTGAGGGGAGCGAACCGCAACAAGCAGGTTTTCTGGTATGCGCTGTTCGACGAAACCGCCGAGGGCACGGACGAGTACGGCAACATCGACAAGCAGTATGCCACCTACGGCGATCCTGTCAAGACGAGCGGGAATATCTCCCCGGCCAAGGGCGAGGTGGTTTCCCGGCAGTTTGGCGACGACGACCTGTATGACCGGGTGATCGGACCGCTGCCGATTGACACGCCGATTGACGAGTACGCGGTGCTGTGGATCGACGTAGTGCCGGAGATGGACGCGGACGGGCACCTGGCGCTGAGCGAGGACGGGGAGCCGGTGACGCCGCACAACTACATCGTGCGGAAGAAGGCACCGAGCTTGCCGGTGTTCGGCGGCGTGGTGCTGGCCGTGGACAAGGTGACGGTGACGTGACGGGGGACGGGGGAACGTCCGCTGCGGCGGGGCCACCTCTTCAGTCACCTGCGGTGACAGCTTCCCCTCAAGGGGAAGCCTTGGGAGTGACCGGGCGGTGATGGATGCATGATCGAGTTCTTTTTGCCGATGGTGCCGCCGACTGTCACCCAGCAGGAGCATGAGTTCAAGATCGTCAAGGGCAGGGTCGTCGTGTACGACCCGCCCAGGCTGAAGGATGCGCGGCAGAAATTCATGGCACTGCTGCTGGGACACAAGGGCCGGATCCCAGGCGCGGATTACTGTCTGCCTATGGATGGGCCTGTGCGTCTGGTGACCAAGT